TTTAGTTGCCTCAGCTTTATTCATTTCAACTTCAGAAGCTGTCTTAGCAATATCCACTTGAGCTTTTTGCATTTGTAGCTGCATAATCTGAGCTTTCATTTGCTCTTCTTGTGGATTAGGTTGATTCATTTGATCTAGCATTTGTAGTAACTGTTGTCTATTACCTAAGCTAGATGTTTCAACAACTCCTCTTAGTAATACAGGTAATACAGGACTGTCTGGTCCTAAAGTTTTCATTAAGTTAATATATTGCATTTGTTCCACTTCACGAGCTAACATTCCTAAAGTAGATGATGGAACAAACTTCCAATCTTTAACTGGGAAATGCTCTGGATCAAACTGCATAAATCTCCAAGCAGATTTTTCAATAAATGGAATTAAAAATTGATCTTGGAAATTAACTAATGTACGCTTATTGCGTTTTAATATTCCTGATAAAGTTACAGATAATTCTCCACCTGCAGGAACTGTTTGCATAGTTGCTGTATCAAGTGTACCTGTAGCTTGTAATAACATTCCTTCAAAAGCTTGAGCTGTTTGAATGTTACTACCATCTGTTGCACCAAATTTAAATGGCATTAAAATTTCTGCAGGGTTTCCATTTGTTAAAACAGATTTACCTGGTCTAACTTCAAACTTGCTACCACGAGGTAATCGTGTAGCATCCATACCCATCATAGGAACTGTTGTAAGAGCTAATGAATCTAAATGGCTACGCAACTGAGCATCAATAGCTTTTTGCATATTGTAACCTTTTTCTGCAATACCTCTACCCCAGAATCTATTTGGAACTGTGTCATCTTGGTAAGCAAGAATAGGACGATCTTTCATCATGTATGGAGATCTTTCTGCTTTTAGAAGTTTACTGTCGTTACCTATCACTACAATAGCTTCTACTAAATTTCCATACTCTTCCATTAAGTCAGAAACTTCTTCTGTCTCAAATAAATCTTCTACATTGTCTCCTTCAGGAGCATCTAATAATTTTTCAGGAACAAGTCCATAGTATCTTACAATTTTAACTTTATCATCGTTATACTCTGTATCAATCCAACTTGATTCTAAGTCTTTATCTGGAGCAGCATCGTCATTGATGTCTACATTGAAGTAAACACCATTAGCAATATTCTCTGCTACTTTATGAGCAGAGACAAACTCTTCAATAGCAACTCCCATAGCATCTTCGATAGAAGTAGCAGTTGGATCAATTAAAAAGTTTTGTGGAGAAACAGGTTTAAGGGTTACATTAACTTTTTCTTTTTCTTCTACACCTACGGCTATTGCATCAACATCAGGAAGGGGTTGAGTTGCAGGGACTAACTCTTTTGTTTTTTTAATGACAATCTCACCGATACCAGTTCCATAGATAGATGCTAAAAGGATAACATCACCTACAGCTTTTCTAACTTTGTTTTTCTTGAAGCACTCTTTCATGTAGCCCTTCATGTACTCAATGTCAGACTTGTCTGAGTCCATCATGTCATCTTCAATATCAAAAAGATGATTACCTTGTCCAAAGACAGCTTCTTCAATTTCAGCTGTATGATTTTCTATAGCTTGTTGTAAAGCAGGAGAAGTGATTCGGCTTCTTTCTGAATCTCTGAGTCGATCTTCAGCTGCCCATTCTCCTCGCCAAAGTCTTTCGTATTCTTTCCAGTCTGGTAAATAATTTGTATCTCTATGATCTCTCCAATCTTCAAGAGTACCATTTAACCAACCTACTAATTTATCTTGTGCCATAGTTTTCCCTTTTAATATCCTGATACCATATCAATTACTTCAAATTCTTCTTCCTCGTAGTCTTGGAAGTAATCAACAACTTGTATTTGATCAATGTAAGCTAACGCATCTATCAAGTCATCATGCAGTTGACTATTAGGAAAGTTAACCAATTGGTCAATAAATTCATTGTTCCATTCTCCAAAGTTTAGTTTAACTTTTCTATGTTCAAACCTACCTTGAAGAGCCCAAACAATTCTGTCTGTTTTCTTTTGATTGCCATGAGTGCAATCATCAATTCTAAAATAAAAATTATTCTTACGCATTAAATCCATCATGTAAGGAAGCACTGCATTTTTTAAACTTCCTTTTTCAATCCCAACTGAGATTGGTTCATACTTCATAACGGCTCTAATAAGTTGGTTACAAGTTTCTTTAATATCCCATCGACCATGTAGGATGTCTGCAACCCACCATCCTTCATCATTTACTTTAACAACAGCTATGGCTGTTTCATCTAGTTTTTTATTTTTATTGCCTGACTCTTTATCAACATTAATAAACCCTGCCAAGTCAACAGCAATAAAATACCTACCATCATCAGGTTCGTTGTCATCAATCTCAATCCATTCTTCTTTAAATAAATCTCTACTTGCTGCTTCAAATGAAGCTAAGAACTCTTGTCTGAATGCAAAACTACTCATAGAGTTTTTAGCTGCTTCTACTTCAGATGCAGGGATTAGAGGATTGTCATATGATGTATAATGGAAAGCTTTCCATTGTTCATCTCTACCACTCTCTGCATATTTAAATAATTCATAGAAATGATTTCTACCTTTAGGTGTTCCTATGAATAATGCTTTACCTTGTACATCAGCTAACGCAGGTCTAAGAATCTGTTCCCATACATTAGGTTTAATATCTGCATATTCGTCAATAACACAAAATGCTAAACCAACACCTCGAAGAGTGTCTGGTCTATCTGCACCTTTTAAATAAATCTTTCTGTTGTTAACAAGAGTTAAGACTGAAGTATTTTCATGGGCTGATTGGATAACCTCATGCCCTAACTCTTTTAACAAACTCCAAAGAATATCTTTAGCTTGTTGGTAAGTAGGTGCAACATAGAATACATCTTTGGATGTACTCTTTAAGGCTTCTATCAAAAGAAGCCAAGCAGCTAATCTACTTTTACCAAATCGTCTACCTGCAGCAACAATTTTAAATCGAGTGTTATCATTAAACACTTCAAGCTGTTTATCGTGTAGCTTTACTTTTAAGCTAGTCATTCACTACTTTTTTAAATTTTGAAGTAGGTTTAGGAATCACTGCGTAAGGAATAAATTCGTCGGTCATTTGTATTTGTATTCTGCCCATACTTGGTCTACTGGAAGAACTTTAGCTTTTTCTTGTTTAATCATTTCTTCAGCGATTCGATAGACATCTTCTTCTGTTTTTGCTTGGTCAGCAATTCTTCGACCGAGTTCGTTATTAAATAAATCCATTTGTCTTTCAGCTTCTCCTTGACCTCTACCTCCTAATATTGGAAAATATTTAGACTCATGTAAGTTACCAATCATTTTAGCTAGAGAAGGGTAGTTACGCTGTAAATTAGCTTGCCACACTAAATGACGAAAGGCATCCCTTTCTCCACCAGGAAGCTGTTCCCCATATCTTTTTATTGCTTCTTTATCAGCATAGTCGCCCATGATGATGGCATAAGGTGTAAAGTTGTCACTCATTTTCTTCTGTATACTCTCCGTCAATGACTTCTTCCTCTTGGGAAGATATTGTTGTTTCTCCTACTCCCATAATCTGAATAGAGATTTGGTTGTTCTTCCCTTTCATCTTAGAAATGTAATCGGACGGGAGAACACGATCCATTACAATTTTTAAACAAGCCATCTGATCTTCGTCATTATCATCCAGAGCTTTATCTAAAACTTTCTGAACAATGTATTTACCTTTTCTTCCGAGCATCTCAGCTAACACTTCTTGACTTCTAGCTTTCTTGCTTTGAGGAAGAATAGCATCACTCTTTGTTTTCTTCTTGGTAATGCGTTTATTGGGGAGGATGGGGGGAAGCCCCTCTTCAGCCCGTTTTATATTTTCTCTCACTAGAGAAGGTCTACCTGCTCCAGGTCGTCTACCACCTCTTCGTTTTGGCTTCTCTTCAGAAACAGCTTTCTCTACTTCGATCTTTACTTCTTCTGTCATTTCTTTACCCATTTAGGAGAATATACAATAATTATACCACAGAAGAGGTTTATTGTCAAGTGGTAAGAGGTATTCAAGAATAGTTTAGAAACTTCTTGACAAAGAAGGTTCTTTAGTATATAATAAATAATTAATATATATATAATTAATAATAAAATATAATATATATAATATATTATATTTTATAATATATATATAATATAATAATAAAAAAGCCAGATCTTAAGTCTGGCTTTTTAATGTATTTAATAATAATTACTTATTGCATACATACATTGTTACTTCAAAACCGAATCTCATTTCGGTAGCAGCAGGTTTAGTCCACATAATGGTCTCCTTTCGTTAGAAAATAGAACGATTTCTCATTCTTAGTAATATTATACTCCTTTTCATAAGAAACTTCATGCGTATTTTCATGAATACACTCTCGTGTTAATGCGGAGGGTGGTGTAACAGC